GCGACGGGGACGAAGGGTACAACGTCCGGGATGGGGACACGGGTCTGTCGGCGGACAGCCCGCACTATGCCGCGCTGGTGAACTCTCCAGGGTCCTACACCCGGTCGCTGATCGGCAGGACCGGGCAAATCTTCGGACAGGCCGACGCCCAGAAGGGCACCATCGAACTGGAGAACCAGGCGGGCTCGCTCGATGATCTCCGCCTCTACGCCTTCGACGGCCGGCAGGCGAAGATCCTCCGGGGGGAGATCGACGACGCCGGCGCTCTCGTCTCCGGCAGCCTCGTCACCATGCTGATCGCCCGCATCCGGCGGGTACAGGTCGGGTGGGGGGAGGTGATCGTCGACTTCATCGATCGCTGAAGCCGGACACATGATTTTGGAGTGCTGGACACTTGGTTTTTGAGCAAATCGATTCCTGCACGTTGCGGCGCAAAGCTATCAGCCTCCAACCACCAGCGCGAGGCGTCCTCAACGGTTCGTCACGATCAGCTCCCGACGCCGCACCGCCGCGGCCTCGGGGTTGATCGTATAGGAAAGCTCCACCTCGATCAGGGAGCCCAGCGGCCCGAACAGCCGGCGTGCCTCGTCGCAGTCGTTGATGCTCAGCACGAACGCTCCCTTGAGGCCAGCCAGGTGGTCGGCGATGCGCCGGTGGTCGACCGCCGAGAACAGCTCGGCGCCGTAGTCGTCCTCGCAACCGATGTACGGCGGATCCAAGTAGAAGAGCGTGTAGGGCCGATCGTAGCGGGTCAGGAACGCACCGGCGTCGAGGTGCTCGATCACGACACCCTCCAGCCGCCGGTGCACGCGGCGCAGCAGCTGCATGACGCGGGCCGGCTGGAAGCGGGCCGGTGAGCCGGGATCCACACCGAACGTCCGGCCGCTCACCTTCCCGCCGAAGCCGGCGTACTGGAGGAACAGGAATCGGGCCGCCCGCTCGATGTCCGTCAGGTGCTCGGACTCGAGCCGTGCCATGCGCTCGAACTCCGAGCGGCTCATCATCCGGCCGGCCAGCTCGTCGGCGAGCGCCGACGGGTGCCGCTGGACGATCCGGAACAGGTTCACGACGTCGTCCGATGCGTCGTTGATCACCTCCGCCGTCGCCCGTTGCGGCCGGCGCATGAATACGCCGGCCATGCCGACGAACGGTTCGGCGTAGCATCGGTGCGGGATGCGGAGGATCTCCCGGATGATCCGGCGGGCCAGGGCGCGCTTGCCGCCGAGCCAGGGCGCGAGCCCCTGCAGCGGCTCGACCTCGTTGTCGAACAAACGCGGAGTCGACTCCATCGCTGTGCCTTCCTACGCTCGCCGTTCCCCGCGCGGGGAGGGCGGGACCGACCGCCGGGTGTGTCCCGGCCGCCGGGTTGTCGGTGCGGGGCTCTATCCCGCGGCTCGGGCTGTTCCAGCAGCCCGCCCCCGCCCGACTGCGGGGCAGTCCTTGAAGGGGCCTTCACACCCGGTGAAAGGCCCCTTCAACGTTCTTCAAGATCAGCTCGGCGCCGGCCAGGCCACCAGGGCAGCGGCACGCATCGCGGCCTCGTCCTCCGCGACCCGGGCAGCGGCGATGTCCGCGACCGCCTTCTGTTCCATGGCCTCGATCGTCGAGCCGATCGCCACGAAGGCGGCCGCGGTGGCGGTGTAGGTATCGATCACGGCCTGCACCTGGGCCTCGGTCACGGTGGCGAGGTCGACCTCGCTCGCGGGGTCGAGCCCGGCCAGGGCCGCGGCCTCGCGGAGCGCGAACGGGTAGAGAGCGAGGTCGCGCGGCGAGCTGGCGGCCGTCCAGGCGGCGGCCTCCTCGCGCTTGGACAGGTACTTCTGCGCCTTGGCCGTGCCGGGGCTCAGCCAGGCCATGCTGGCCGCCTCGGCATCCGCCTTGACCCTGGCGGTCAGCTCGGCCGCCAGGGCGTCGAACCGCTCCGCGGCCGTCGCCGGATCGACGGCGGCGAGCACCCAGGCCCGGGTCGCCGGGTCCCACACGACGGTCTGCGCGAGCCCGGGGGCCGGCTTGTCGTGCGGCTGCCACCTCCAGCCCTTGCCGACCGGGTCGCCGGGAGGGGTGCCGTGCGCCACCGCCTCGCGGATGAGGGCACCGGTGGTGTCGTGGAACAGGTCGTAGAGGGCCATCGCCGTCTCCTCGGTTTAGATGCCGGCGCCCCAGCGGAACTTGACCCGTCCCGCTGCGCCGTTCCTGGGCGGGTTGTAACCACTGCGGTAACCGGCACCGCCGCCGCCGGGTGCGTAACCGTTCTCGTTCGCGGAGGTCGGCACATAGTTGCCGCCGTTGCCGCCCCCACCGGCACCCGACCCGCCGGCCAGGTTGCCGTCGAGCGAGTGCGCACCGGCACCACCACCGCCGCCGAGAACCGACGCGTTCCCGCCCCCGCCGTCGACACCGCCGGCATTGCCGCCGGTGCCATTGACGTCGCCGCCATAGCCCTGGCCGCCCAGGCCGCCCGGCTGGCCGCCGGTGGCGTACATCTCCATGTCGCCGATCGACGAGGTGCCGCCGCTCTGGTTTGCAGTACCGCCAAGCCCGCCGTCGCCAACGACGTAGGGGATCTGCTGACCCGGGACCACGGCTCGGACCCGCCGTGCACCGCCACCACCAGCACCGCCCGCGCTGTAGGTGGCGCCGGCGTTCGGTGCGCCGGCACCACCACCGAGCACCTCCTCCTCCAGGAGATGCACGCCGGGTGGCACCACGAACATCCCGCTGCCTGGCGTCGTGAAGCTGATCTCGCCGGGCGTGTCGTCGATGTAGATGCTTGGGCCGAAGCCCCCGAGCTGGGTGAGCATCAGCATGATCAGGCGTCCGTGGCGGCGGAGATGTTGTAGAGCACGCGCAGACCGAGGACGTTGGCATCGACCGGGAGGGTGTCAGATCCGTCGTTTGGATCGCGGCGCAGGAAGAGGTGCAGGGCGTCACCGACTTCCGCCACACCAGGTGCGACCACGTCCGCGGTTACCGGGCTGATATAGAGCGTGTCAGCAGTGCCACCCGCATCGTTGATGCCAATCCCCACCCCGAGTGCCGCGTCGAGGGTGTCACCATTGCCGATAACGGCAGACGCAATGATGAACTGGATAGCGAACGGGCCGGCGGTTGCCGGGTGGAACCACACCAGTTCGACCTTGATCGGCCCCCTATTCCAGGACTTCGGCATCGCAACCGTGAAGTCGACCGCCTCGTCACTCGCGGGATCGAAGGCTAGGTAAGGATAGGTCGCTGAAGTGCCTGCCGAGGTGAACACCCCGATTCCGGGGCTGTTGGCCGGTCGCGGCGTCATCGCGGACGCCGGAACCCAGATGGTGTGGAGGCCTTGCTCGATCGCCTGGCCGGTCGGAACCTCTGCGCCCGTGCCCGCGGTCGAGAGCAGCACCGCCAGCGACGTGCCGTCGAGGGTCACCAGCGACCACTGGTCGACCGGCAGCTCGATCGCCTCGCCGGCGGGCTGGGTCGACACCCGCGCGGTGATGGCGAAGCCGCCAGTGGTGCCGTTGTAGACCCAGCGCGGACCAACGTAGCTGTCCGGCCAGCTCAGCAGCAGGTCGCCGGTGCGGGCGCCGGCCAGGATCGTCATGGGCGAGCCGGCCTCGGCATCGGTCAGGACGATCTCGGCGGCGCCGCCGGCCACGTCCTTGTCGAGCTTGGACCGGGTCGCATCGCGGCCGGCGGCAAGCCGAACGATCGCGTCGACCAGGTCCTCCTCGCGCAGCTTGGTCGGCACGATGCCGGCGGCGGTCACCGCCTTCATCAGGTTGTTGCAGGTGTCGTTCAGCCAGTCGGCCGTCACCCGCGTGCCGACGAAGCCATTCACGTCGTCGCGCGGCCGGAACTGCGGCTTCAGCGGGTCGGTCAGGTCGGCGGTGGCATGGTCGACGTAGTGCATGGTCGGGTCCTCACTCGATTGAGACCAGAGGGTCGGCGTCGTGGCGGAAGGTGACGGTGCGCCGGTAGCCGAGCGGCATGCCGGCCTCGCCGTCGCCGGCGACGAAGTCGTAGTCGGTGACCGTCACTTCGGCCGGGAACAGGGTGGCGTCGTCGCGCGGCGTCCAGGCGTAGACGGCACGGGTGTGCGCGGGCTTGAACCGCTCGATCAGGCACCGCACCACCGGGTTGTCGGACCAGTCGATCGCGTCGCCGGCGACGCTGGCGTCGGCCTCGAACCAGGTGCTCTCGGACGGGTCGCCCGACACGCGCCAGGCGTGCCACCAGTCGAACAGCCCGAGGCTGTCGCCGGCGATGCTGCCACCGGCCTCGAACTCCTCGCCGTCGCCCTCCAGCAGCATGTCACCGGCCTCGGCCTCGCCGGCGACGAAGTGGCTGTAGTCGGCCGTCTCGATCGTCCAGCCGGCGGCGGCGCAGATCGACCGGAAGTAGGCGTCCGACTGCCCGCCGCGGGCGGTCAGGCGGCCGAGTACCAGGGCGCGCCGGGCGTCGATGGTGTCGGCGATGCCGAGGCAACAGTCCGGCAGCCCGACGACGCGCTCCCAGTCCGGCAGCAGTTCCAGGGTGGTCTGCGGGTCGGCCTCGTCGACCAGGTCGACCAGGCGGTTGTGGACCCGGGCCAGCTCGACCGCCTTGCCGTCCAGCAGCTCGGTGAGCACGGCCCCCGGCTCGCGCGTCCACGCGCCGCCGACAGGCAACAGGGCCTGCAGCTGGCGGAGGTAGTCGGTTCCGGTCGCCCGCATCGGTCAGCTCCAGCTCAGGCTGCCGAAGGCGGCGATCGCGCCAGGTGCCAGGACCACGTCGGCCGCCGGCAGCACCAGGCGGTGGTCGGCCTCGCCGGCGGCGACCGAGATCGCCTCGCGGACGTGGCTCACCAGCAGGGTCTGGCCGGGTGCGGCCTCGCGGTCGATCAGGTCGCGCAGCTCGGCCTCGATCGCGTCGCGGACCGCCTGGGTCGCCGGGTCGAGACCGGCGATCGTGAAGGCGATCGGGGTCGAGACCGGCGCCACCACGTAGACTTTCGCCGTCTTCGGCTTGACGGTCGCGATGTAGGCGGCGACCGCGTCGAGATCGGCCTGGGCCGGGATGCCGTCGGGATAGGTGTCGTCCATCACCAGCCGGACCGTCACCGAGCCCGGGCCGTACTCGCCGGCCCGCTCCCAGGCCCGGGTGACGTCGATCCCGTGGGCGTCGCGGTCGAGCGCCCAGGCCACGTAGTCGTGCGCGGCTCCCCCGTGCGGCGGTTCCTGGATGCGTCCGAGGGTGCGGGCCAGCACGGTGGCGTCGCCCTCCTGGTCGCTGCCCTGGATCAGCCCGTCGCCGGCGACGGTCGCCGTGCCCTCGATGTCGGCGATCGGCGACACGAAGGTCAGCTTGGTGCCGACCGCGGCGTTGCCGTCCGCGCCGGCTTCCTCGGCCGTGACGGTCAGGTCCGCGGTGCCGGCGACGATCGTTGCGTCGGCCGAGGTGAGGTAGCGGCGGCCATCGCCCCGCTGCAGGGCCGAGCCGGCCGGGATCACGGCGCCGTCGGTACCGGTCGCCGTCACGGTGCCGGACGCCGGCCAGGCCGGCTTGCGGGTGATGCCCCACACCGCCGCCCAGCGGTCCAGGAACTCGCTCTCGGCGGTGTCCGGGAACACCTGGCGGGCGATGAAGTCGCCGTAGCCGTAGAGCCCGTGAACCGCCCCCGCCTCGGTGCGGCCGATGACGGATAGCACCGAGCGCCGCAAGCGCGCGTCGGCGCCCGGCAGCCGGCTCTCCAGGTCGGAGGCGATGCGCTCGGCGATCTGCGCCAGGGTCGGCCGGGCGAACGGCATCAGGAGGCCCCCCAAACGTGGTTGTAGCGGTACTCGGCGACTTCGCCGGCCGGCCTGGTCACCCGGACCAGCAGGCCGAGCATCCCATCGCGGACCACCTCGGCGGTGACGTCGACGGCGCTCGCGACCTTGTCCTCGACCAGCCAGGCCAGCGCCTCGTTGGCGTACTCCTCGGCCCGGACCAGCACGTCGGTGAGCTGCTTCTCCCGGCTGAGCAGCCAGAGGCGCGACCCGATCCGGTCGCCGTCGCGGTCGGCCAGGTGGTCGCCCCACCAGCCGCGGCGATCGTCGGCGCCTGCGGGCAGCCGATCGTCCGGCTCGGCCCGGCGGTCGGTGAACAGGCTGACCACGATCGCCGTGGCCAGGCCGTCGTCGGTCGCCAGGTCGGCGCCGGCAACCGATAGGTCGCCCTGCAGCAAGGTCCCGTCGAAGGCGAGGAGCGCGTCCATCTCAGCCCACCCGGAACCAGGATCGGCCGGAGGTGGCGTGCCCGCAGGCGGCGGTATCGCCCTGCCGGCAGACCGGAATGCCGCCGACGCGGAACCAGGCCGCACCGGTGACCATCGGCGGCGGTGGCGAGTGCGGCGGGTCGCCATGGCCGGCGACCAGGTCGCCGATCACCACGATCGGCTGCGCCTGGACCCGGAACCAGGTGTTGGCCTGGGTCTGCTGGACGCCGCCGGCAGCGTCGAGCGCGTTGACCGCCACGCCGCGCGTCATGGGGCTGCCTCCAGGGCCTCGAAGTCGGGCGTGTAGAGCCGGACGCTTTCGGGGGTCAGGACCAGCTGGGTCGAGCCGCCACCGACGATGATCCGCACCTCCTGGCCGGCGAGGATCTCGATCACCTGGCCGCGCTTGAAGGTGACCCGGTGACCGCCGTCGAGCTGGTCCTCGTCGGTGTAGAGGCAGACCTCGCCGGTCTCCAGGTCGCGAGGCCGGTAGCGGCCGTCGTCGTCGGCCACGGCGATGCTGTGCCCCCGGATACCGCCGACGGCGACGAACACCGTCTCGCCGCCCGGGTGCGGCCGGGAGCTGAAGCCATAGTGCTGGAAGCGCTCGACCTGGTCGTGGATCTCGCCCTCCAGCGCCTCCATCTGGACGCGCTGGATCTTGGACGCGTCGTCGATCAGCCGCAGCACGGCGCGGCCGGCGGCCAGCATGATGCGGCGCTTCAGCGGTGCGACCAGGCGCGCCAGGTCGGAGCGGGTCACAGCCATCCGGCAGGCCCCTCGGGTTCCACGATCCGGTCGAAGGCGCCGGGGATCGCCAGGTCGAGCGTGGTGGTGGTGCCGGCGTCTGAGCGATCGAGCTGCACGCCGGTCACCAGCATGTCGCGGTCGAGCCCGATCCAGTCGTCGACTACCCGCACGGTCTGACCGGGAGCCCAGAGCGGCCCGCCGTCGGCGGTCCGCCAGCCCTGCACTGTGTAGGACGGCCGCCGCGACCGGGCCGACCGCACGTTCGCCTCCCAGGCCGCGCGATCGCCGGCCGAGCTGGTGGTGGTGAGGTCCTCGGCGATCACCAGCAGCGGGCGGTACCGGCCGACGCCGGCGTCCGTCGCCGTGCCGCGAAGGTGGGCCGCCATCTCGGTCGGCCAGAGATCGTCGCCCGGGTGCTGGCCCTTGACGATGTACTGAGAGAACCGCTCGCGCTGCGATGCCCGACCAGCTGCCGAGATCACGTTGACGCCCTTCTCCAGGGTGACCGGCACCCGGGCGCCGCCGGTCGCGCGCATCACCACCAGGGTGCCGCCCGGCGTGCTGGTCGCCAGGACGCCGCGCATCCGGCAGAGCCGGTCGATCGCCTCGAACACCGTCTCGCCTTGCTCGATGGCGAAGCGGGCGAACGGCTTGCCGGTGTCGGTCAGGATGCGGACCGAGATGCCGAACGGCCGCGCCAGCTCGGCCACGATCACGTCGAGGGTCTGGGCGCGCCACTCGCCGGGCTTGTGGATGGCCGAGCAGTCGACCAGGTCGGCCGTCCTGTCCCGGCCGGCGATCCGGATGGTGTGCTGCTCGGCGTCGTAGCTCGGCGCCACGTCGTCGACATAGCCGGTGATCACCGTTTCGCCGTCGAGCTGGACGGTGCACTGCTCGCCCGTCGTGAAGGTCCGCGGGCGGACGGCCCCCGGTTCCCGCTCGGTCAGCGAGATCTCGAAGGAGCCCGCGAGCGCCTCCAGGCTGCGGACCACGCGAACCGTGGTCCACCCGCCGTAGATGCCGGAGCCGAGGGTCAGGTTGACGTCAGGCATCGGCCAGCGCCTCCACCGCCCGGCCGCCCGGCACGAAGCCCGGATGGCGCAGCCTGTTGCGGGCGACGATCTCGGCCTCGCGGCCGGCGTCGCCATAGAGACGGTACGCGGTGACCAGGGCGGGCTCGGTCGCCGCCGGCACGACCGAGGCGACCTCGGCGAGCGCCGGCGCCCGGGCGTTCAGATGCTGGACCAGGGCGGTGCGGACACCGCCGAAGGCGTCGTAGGCCGCATCGTCGCCGGCCTCGCTCGCGGCGTCGATCACCAGGTCGAGGTCGTCGGCCAGCTGGTCGCGCAGCTCGAGTGCATCCTGGCGGCCAGCCAGCTGCACATCCGGCACCAGGCGCACGGCCTCGACGATCGCCGACCGCCGGACCAGGTCGACCAGGCCCGCCTGGTTCGAGGCCTGGCGCTGGCGGGTCGCGGTGACGCCGGGAACCGCGCCGAGCGTCCCCCCGAAGGCGGTCAGGCCGCGGGTGGCGACGATGCCGTCGGCCGGGTCCGCCGCGCTGCCGGCGACGCCGGCGATCGCCGCCGGGATCACGCTCGCCAGGCTCGACGGGTCGCGGACCAGGTCTGGGGCGTCGCCGGCCAGGCGCCCGATCGCCGACAGGGTCTCCGGTGTCGCCTGCAGCCCGGCGAGGCCGGCCAGCTCGGCGGCCAGGCCGGAGACGATGCCGGCGGCAGCATCGGCCACGAACTGCGGCAGGCCGCGTACCGAGAAGCCGGAGGTGAAGCTGGCCGCGGTCTGCGCCTTGGCGGCGAGCGCGGACTTCTCGACGTTCGCGGCCGTGTTCGGCGACGACGTCGGGTACGACCGGTCGCCGGCCTCGACGAAGGCCAGCTGCAGGCGGGCCATCCGGCCCTCGGACGTGCTCTCCGACAGGCGGCAGCCGGTGCACATGACCGACTTCGACCCGAGGTACGGGTGCACCAGCTCGCCGGAGCCGGCCTCGTTGCAGGCGTCGACCAGCGCGTCGCGCGCCGCCATGTAGTCGTCGCCGATCACATAGGCGTTGACGGTGAACTCCTGGGCCTTGCGGCCGAGGTCCTCGGCCGACGGCAGGTCGCGCCCCGGGTACTGATGCAGGGCGACGCGGCGACCGCCGGCCTCGGCCGAGTGCTGCTCGACGAAGAACGCTGCGTTCCGGAACCGGGCCGGGCGAAGTTGATCACGCCACATGGTGCCCCCACCTGTAGAGGATGGACACCAAGCCCCTTCCGTCGCTTGCCACCTGCCTGGTCGCCGCGGTCGCAGCCGCCGCGATCTGGTCGAGCGTGTTCCACCTCTCGACCGGCTGGACCGTCGCGCTCGGGATCGGTGTGATCATCGTCGCCCTCATCTGGCGTCAGGGCGAAGCGAAGGCGTAGCCGGTATCGACGGCGATCTCGACGCCGCCCGGCTCGGCCGCCACTTCCCGCACACGCATCCCCGCCGGCGCGTTGTCGAACTGCACGCGGACAGTGCCGCCGACCTCGGCCCGGCTCGACCCGAGCGCGCTCGGCACCGCGGCGGCCGACGGCACCGGCGACGGGCTCGGCGCGCGCAGTCCGTCGAGGCCGATCTTCTCGCGGACCCAATCCGGCAGGACGTCGAGCAGCTCCTCGACCCGATCGGCCAGCCAGGCGCGCAGCCGCTCCCACCCTTCGGCGAGGCCGGCGGCCAGCTGGTCGATCCAGGCCCGGCCGACGTCGCCGAAGCCGGCATCCGTGACCAGGCCGGCGACGGTGGCCACCGCCTCGGTCAGCCACGCCTTGAAGGTCTCCCAGCGCGTCGCCACACCGGCCGCTAGGCCTGCCACCAGGGCGACGCCGGCGGCGGTCAGGTCCAGGCTCGCCAGCGCCTCCAGGACACCCGGAAGGGCCGAGCGGAACGCCTCGGCGATCTGGTCCCACCGGGTGACCACGCCGTAGACCAGGCCGAAGATCCAGCCGCCGGCGATCGCCGTCCAGTCGACCGCCGACAGGATCTCGCCGAGCCCGGCCAGGCCTGCCGACACCAGCTCGCGGAACCGGCGCCAGGCCGCGCCGAAGCCATCGGCCAGCCCGTCGACCCAGCCGCTGGCGACGGCCGTCCAGTCGGTGCCGCTGAAAGCGGCGACCAGGCCGGCGATCCACTCGCCGACGATCGCCGCCGGATCGAAGCTCTGCCAGGTGTCGCGGATCCACGCGACGGCCCGGTCGAACACCGCCTGGACGCCGGCCCACATGTCGGTGAACCAGGCGACCACCTGGTCCCAATGGCGGTAGAGCAGGTAGGCGGCACCGGCGAGGGCGGCGACCGCCGCGATCACGGCCGCGATCACCCAGGTCAGGGGATTGGCCAGCAGGGCGGCGGTCCAGGCCCAGGTGGCGGCGATCACGCTGCCGAGCGTCGGCAGCATCGACACCAGGCCGGTGACCAGCGCCTTGACGCCGGCAGCGGCCAGCATGGTCATCCGCACGGCGACCACGCCCAGCGACCAGGCGAGCTTGGCGAGCGGGGCGAACAGCCCGGCGATCGCGGCCAGCAGCTTGATGCCGAGCGCGCTCGCCACCAGGGAGATGATCGTCCGCGTCAGGCCGAAGGTCCGGATGAAGCCGAGCGCCTGGCCGACGATGCGGGCGATCATCGGCGACACCGCGGCGGCGAGCGCCAGCCAGGTGCCGATCGCGCCGGTGACCGACTTCCACGCCGACACCACCCACCGGACCGCGATGCCGACGTCCACGAAGGCCGCTGTCAGCGCGTCGACCACGTCCGGGCGGATCTCGACCACGACGGCGCGCAGCCAGACCACGAAGTCGTTCATGTAGGGCAGCAGGTCGCCGGCGAGCATGTCGGCGAAGTGACCGAGAACCCTGGTCAGTCGTGCCAGGTTGTCGTTGAACGCCTCGCTGTCCCGGGCCTGCCGTTCCGTGAGGATGCCGAGCTGCTCGGCCTCCCGGCCGGCCTCGCGCATCGCAGCACTGCCGCCCTTGAGCATGTTGATCATGCCGGCGCCGGAGCGACCGAACAGGTCCTGGGCGATCGTCACCCGCAGGGTCGGGTCCTCGACCTTGGCGATCGCGTCGGCGACCTCATACATCAGCTGCTCGGCCGACTTCATCTTGCCGGAGGTGTCGGTCACCCGGATGCCGAGCCGGTCGAAGGTGTCGCCGGCAGCGCCGATGCCCTGGGCCGTCTCGCCGGCAGCGTTCAGCAGGAACCGGATGCTGTCCCGCAGCTGCTCGGTCGCCACGCCGGACAAGCCCGCGTGGTACTCAAGGCGCTGGAGCGCACCGATGCCGACCCCGAGCTTGTCGGCCGTCTTCGCCAGCTCGTCCGCCGCCCCGGCCGACCGCTTGACCAGGGCGAACAACCCGCCACCGACGGCGCCGATCGCGGTGGCCGCGATGCTGCCGAACCGGACCGCCTCGCGCCCGACCCGCGCCAGGCCGACGCCCAGCTCCCGGGTCGCGGCGCCCACCCTGTCCAGGCCGGTCGACCGGCCGATCCGGCCGACCGCCTCGCCGATGCGCCGCATCGGGGCGGTCGCCCGGTCGAGCACCTGGAAGACGAGCTTGAGGTTGAACTCCTGCACCGGTCAGCCCTGCCGCTGCTTGTGGATGTAGCGCGCCCCGTCGTGCCAGCGCAGGAGGTCGCCCACGCGCATCGCCCGCAGCTCGGACGGCTGGGTGTGGAACGTGTAGGCGACCTCGAACATCAGTTCCCGCCAGTTGCGAGGAACGCGGGCATAAAACCCATGACCGCCTTGCCGAGCGCCGGCAGGTCGGCGGCCGAGATCTGCTTGGCGCTGGACGGCGGGATGCCGGCCATGCCGGCCACCACCTTGGTGATGGTGCCGAGCTTGAGCTTGACCTCGCCGCGGCCGTCGGCGCCGCCGCCGATCGCGATCTCGACGTCCTCCAGGACCTCCAGCGTCGGCTCGTTGAGGGTCAGCTCCTTGAGCGTCTCGCCGTGCGCCTGGATCGGCTTGGTGAGCGGGACCTTGACCGCGTCCATCAGCTCATCTCCTCGGCCGACAGGCCCTCGAAGCGGACGGCCAGGTTCGCGTCCTCGGTCGAGCCGGTGCCGTCGCCGGCGTACCAGGCGTCGCGGAGCACGATCGTCTTGCCGTTCGCCAGCTCCAGGGTGACGGTCACGCCGTCCAGCTCGTGGAACTTGCGGACATCGATGTCGCCGCGGTCGGTGATCTCGCCCTGGATGTACGGGACCTTCGGCAGCTCCTTGTAGCCGTGCACGGCGTCGTGCCCGACGATCGCGTCGCGCTTCGGGGCGCCGAGGTCGTAGGTGAACGCCCCCTTGGCGTCGTACTGCGCGCCGTCGACCTTGAAGAAGATCGTGCCGGCGCGCCGGTTCGGGTTGGCCATCGGGTCCTCCGGGTTACAGCAGGAACTGGATCTGGACGCCGGCGACGCGGAACTGGTTCACCAGGTCCGGCGGCAGGCGCCAGTCGAGACGGTCGGGATCGGCGGCGTTGCGCTCGCAGATCAGCTCGGACTTGAACTGGTCGATGCCTTCGACCAGGCCGCGCTCCTCCCACACCCGGAACCGGGCGATGGCCTCGGCCTTGCCGAGCTTCGGCGTGATGATCGCCTGGCCCGGGCCGAACCGGGTGCCGTCGTTGGCGAGCTTGTGGCGCGGGTACTTCCGCAGGATGTAGTTGCGGAAGTCGTAGCGGAGATACGCGAGCGTCCGGATCGTGTTGACGTTCAGGTAGGCGATGTCCTCCGCCCCCTGCGCGTTGACCTTGTAGGTCGTGATCGCCCGCTGCACCCGGACCAGGCCGCCGGCGTCGACCATGTGCGTCGAGATCCCGTCGTAGAGCAGCAGGTTGTTCTCTTCGAGGGTGAACCGGTCGATCGGCTTCGGCGCCAGGACGCCCTTCAGCTCCAGGGTCTGCAGCGGCCGGGCCGGGTCGATGTTGGTGTGGTAGCTGTCGACCGCCGCGATCGCCGCCGCCCAGTCGTAGACCGGGCTCGGGCTGCCGGACGCGTTCATGATCGCCAGGTGCTGGGAGTTGCGGCTGTCGCCGAGGGTGCCCAGCGCGGCGTGGCTGCCGTTCGCCGCGGTCCAGGCGATGCCCTCGTTCTGCTTGAGCGGCCCCCACCGGTTCAGCAGCTCGCCTTCGACCGACGCCAGGTTCGCGGCGTCGGTGTAGGGCACCACCATGGTGTTGTACTGCTCGTCGCCGATCGCCGGCCAGACGACCGAGACGTCCGGGTTCGTGGTGCCGCCGGCGAGCGCGGTGACGGTGACCGTGAGACCGGTCGGCAGCGCCTCGCCGTCGTAGTAGTTGAGCCGGACGTCGAGGGTGTTCCCGACCTCGCCCTTGTGGCGGGCGGTCAGGTTCACCTTCTCGGCCGTCACCCCGTCCACCGCGGCCGTCACCGGCAGCGAGGTGTCGGCCGCGATCGCGTCGGCGATGTTGGTCGCGACGTCTGCCAGGGTGTCGGCGGCTGACACGCCGACCTGGACCCGCCGGCCGGCGATGTACAGGTTCACGGTCCCGGCCGCCACGGCACCGCCGACCAGCAGGGAGCCGGCCGCGGCGACGCCGGCGCCGTTGTCGTCGAGCGCGATCGCCCAGGTCTCGGTCAGGCTGTTGTTCTTGAACAGCGTGGCGAGCATCGACGCGATCATCGACCCGGCGCCGAAGTAGGTCGCGGCCTGGGTCGCGTTGGTGACCCGGGTCGGTACGCCCGCGGCGACGGTGCCGGCCGCCAGGCGCTGGCCGATCACCAGCGTCTTGAACGGCATCAGGGCCGGCCCGCTGACCGCCCGGCTCGGGTCGAACTCGACGTAGACGAACGGGACCCGGATGTTCATGGGCACTTCGTTGAAGCTGATCGCCATGGCTTACTTCCCTTCCAGGACGGCGAGGGCCTGATCGACCTCCTCGCGGGTCACGCGCCGGCCGAGCTCGTCGGCCAGGTGTTTGAGCGACGGCTTGCCGTCGGCGGTGAAATGCCCGGGGCCATCCCGATCGAGGCGCTCGATCGCACCGACAAGCTCGGCGAGTGCGACCGACTCGGCGGCGCTCTCCTCCGGGACCAGGACCAGGTCGCCGGTGTTGATCCGGCGCCGGTAGTAGGTCGCGTCCTCGACGGCCTCGCCGCCGGCGTGGATGTGCCGCCGGTGCGTGGCGTGCCGGACCTTGAGCCCGGCCGCCGGCCGGACGAACAGCTTGCTCATGGTGCCTCCAGGGTGAACATGTCCTCGGCGTCCACGACGCCGTCGGTCGGAGCCAGGTCCCACCGCACGTTGCCGGTAATGAAGTCGTCGAGCTGGCCCGGGTCGGCCGCGACGATCTCCTGCGTGTCGATCGACAGGCGGGCACCGTGACAGAGCACGCCGGCGAACATCACCGGCCCGAAGTCGTCGAGCTGGAGCCCGGACCGGCCGTCCACGGCGGTGGTCTCGCACACGTCGCCGAGGGTCTCGTCCCACCGGAATGCAGCGCGCACCTGCTCGACCAGGTTCGAGAACTCGAGTTCGGTTCCGGCATCGTCGTCGAGGGAGTGGTAACCGCGGACCGACCACCGGTGGATGTTGCGTACCGTGTTGGTGGTGTCGGGCAGCTCCCGCGTGGAGACCCGGGTCACCAGCCAGCCGCGGATCCGCGGGCCGTCGGCGTACAGCTCGCGCAGCTTGTTCATGGTCGCGAGGTACCGCTCGTAAGCGTGGACGCGGCCGACGTCGGGGACGGCCGAAACCTTGGCGACGATCGCCGCGCGGATGGTGCCGATCGTCACTTGCCCCTCCGCAGCCGCTCGGCGATCCGTTCGCGGGCTCGCGCGAAGATCGTCTGGATCGACCGCTCGGCCGAGGCGATGCCCTTGGTCACCATGTGCGCGCCCTCGGTGCCGCGCTGGGCGATCTTGCGGGCGATCACGAAGCCGACGCCGCGGGCCTCGGCCGGCGAGAGACCGAGCTTGTACTGCGCCCAGTCCGCCAGCGGCTGCACCGGCGGGAAGTGCGGCTTCGTTCCCAGCTCGACGGCGAGCGCGTGGGGCGACGGCGTGCCGACCTCGCCGATCACGTTGTCGGCCAGCACGCGCGGCTCGCGGGCGGACCAGGATCCTCGCAGCCCGCCGCCGCCGCCGACCCCGACCGGCGTGTGGTCGCGGATCTCGCGCTCCAGCAGCAGGCTCGCCTCTCGGGTGCCGACGGTCAGCTCCTCGGTGACCATTTCCGGCGACCGCGCGAAGGCACGGGCCAGCTCGGCCGCGTCGCCGAGATCCGCGCGGACGGTGAACGCGTCGGTCACCGGAACCTCCCCGGGTGCGTCAGGCGGTCCCGGCCGCGGCTGTCGGTGAGGTCCAGGTCGACCACGACGCCATGCGCGGCGTTCTTGGTGGCGGACAGGCCGAGCGCATCCAGGTAGCGCTGGCGCTGGACCCGGGCGCGGGCGGCGTACTCCTGGCTCTTGGTCCGGTGCGCGATCGCGTCCGCGCTGATCGAAGCGTCGGTGACGTTGACCGTCAGGGCAGCGAGCTGGTCCAGCAGCAGCGACGCCGCATAGGCGCAGACCGGCTCCCGGTAGCCGAGTGGCACCGTGTCGGAGACACCGTCGACCACATGCCGGACGGTGTGGGTGCAGCGGACCTGGTCGCCGGCGCCGAACCGGATGGCGCTCATGATCTTGATCGCGCCGGGCGCCTCGTACAGG